GTTTTTTACTGATGATGAATTATCGGGAATTGGTATAGGACCTGAACACGGCGTGGCTATGTCTCGTATTAACGAGTTGATAACCAAAGTAAATGGAATGGATACTCCTGCTGAAATCGCGTATACGCCTACTACTAGTGCCGATTGGCCTGGTACTGATCCTACTACCGTACAAGGCGCATTGGATAATTTAGCTAATTTCCAATCAGCAGACGTTGTAGCTGTATGTGCTGGCCTAGATTTGATGCAGGACGCAGGAGAAAAGGTATCGGCTGCTTTGAATGGAAACTCTGCTAAAAACTTTATTCCTACCGAAGTTTTAATTTTAGCAACAGCGCTAACAGGAAGTGACCCGGACGGCGGAGCTTTGAAAATAGGTACAACCGACGGAGGAACTCAAATATTAGGCGCTACTAATGTGCATACAATAGCTGCTGAAGGAGGTTCATTAAGAATACCTATTAGTACAGTAATGCCAGCAATAGCAGGCAATGCTACTATGTATTTAGAAAGCACAACAAAAGAAACCACTTCTACTACGTTTACCGTAACTGCCTATATCATAGGCAAGCAATTTTAATTGATATTGTAATGATCGAGTTCCAAAGGAGTTGAATATGAAAGGCGATATAAAAAGTGATCATATCCCGGTCAGCAAATATAAATTGTTGGTCCTAGGATTTCCGTCTTTGACAATCGTAGAACTTAGCGGTTTAGAAGACGAAATTGTTACAACCGAACTTCCCGATAGGACGGTAGTTTCGGGCGGACAACATACAGCGTCCGAATTTACTATTATGATGCCAGACCACCATTTGGAAGAACAAGCCATTATGGAAACTTGGTTCATAGAATCCACTGATCCTGTTTCTCCAAGTTACAAAAAAGTAGCAACTTTGGTGGCCGAATCCGTAAGCGGCAACATCATCAGGTCTAGATCGCTTATCGGCGTATTCCCCAAGAAAAGAAAACTTTGGGACGGAGAGATGAACAACGAAGGCGAAATAGCGCTAGTGGAATGGACCCTTAGCGTGGATGAAATCTTGCCTATTTAACGTATAATTCAATAACACGGTTGAGTTTAACAAAAGCACAGCTAATTGGAGGTGAACCGTGAACAAAGAAAACGAAACAAAGAAAATCAACGCCAAACGTGTAACTCTAAAAGAACTCGATCAATTGATGCCTCTAGGCATAACTAACAATGACGGTAGTTATGCTAAATCATTTGAAATCAAAAGATGGAGAATGAAAGAAGAAAGAGAAATCGGAGAACAAAAAGAATTACACAAAAATGCTAGTATTGGACAATACGTAGGAATCGTATTATCCACTATGTGTACAAGCATAGGAAATATCAATTTCGAATCTTTGAAAAAGGCTGAAAAAAACGTACACATTTCGCAAATGTTTGTCGGCGACGTATTTTATATTTACACTTGGTTAAGAAGGAATTCGATTGGAAACGAATTACAGATTTCAGTAAAATGTCCTAATTGTTCCAATAAGTTCAAAGTTGACGCTAATTTAGATACAATAGAAGTGGATACGTGTGAAAAATTAGAAGATGCTTGTTGGAATTATAAATTAATAGACCCATTTGAAATACGTGGAAAATTAGTTACCGAATTATTAATGGGTCCTCCAAGGTGGATGGCGCTGGAAAATTTAAAAGGTACAAACACGGCAAACACGGGAGCGGTAAAAGCAGGATTGATATTGGGGTCAATACAAGGGATAGTCGACTGGAAAGACGAGAACGGCAAACCAAAACAAATTGCTTTAACTGTAAACGAATTAGACGAAATGTGTAAAAAGGACATAGAAAAAATAACTCACGAAATGGATGAAAATGCTATTGGTCCTAATATGTCGGTAGAAGGAGATTGTCCAAGATGTAGATCCGATTACCACATGCCAATAGATTGGAGTTATGATAATTTTTTCGACATTTCTGGCCGATAACGCCAGCAGAAACATTAAGAGAAGAAATCTTTGCTCTTACGTATTGTATGAAAGGAATAACATACGATAATATAGAATCTATGTCTTCGATAGATAGAAATTGGTATTTAAATAGATTATACAAACAATTGAAAAAAGAAGCAGATGAAGTGAAAAAGAAACAACCGCGTTAAAATAAACCGTAGGAGTTTGTAGAAGGAGATAATAAGTTGGCTTTAGAAAGATACGGTTTAGGCGCGGTTATTACGGCGGATGAAAAACCGTTCGTAGCATCCACGGATAGAGCTCGAAATTCCCTAGGTCAATTTATATCCACAGCAAGTACGGCTCCAGCGGTAATTTCATCTATGAATGCCACTATGCGTCGCGCTGCTATGATTATGCAACAGGGCGCATCCCAAATATCAAGAGGGACAGCGCAATTAGCGGCCGGTTTACGTAGTGCTGCATTAGGCGCTTTACCGCTTACAATAGCGGTTGGAGCGGGAATATCACAAGCAGCAAAATTCGAAAGACAAATTTCCGCCGTGGCTTCTATAACAAGAGCAAGCGAAAGGGATATGGCTGCTCTCACCAAAGAAGCTAAACGAATGGGTATTATATCCGTATTCAGCGCTACCCAAGCGGGAGAAGGGATGGAATATTTAGCTAGAGCTGGCGCCAATACGGATCAAGTAATAGCGGCTTTAGCAGGCACTATGAACGCAGCGGCAGCAGATAGCATAGAATTATCTACAGCCGCTGATATTGTAGCACAGGTCGTTAGATCTATGAATTTGGCTTGGGAGGAAGCTGGACACGTAGCAGACGTTTTAGCTTTAGCTTCAGCAAGCGCTAATACCAATATAACTTTGTTAGGAGAATCATTTAGATATAGCGCGTCAATAGCCAAAGGTTTGGATATTTCTCTTGAACAAACGACTTCCATATTATCTAAATTAGGAGATGCTGGTTTAAAGGGTTCTATCGCCGGTACATCGTTCGTAAATATGATGAACAAACTTATGAAACCGAGCGAGAAAGCATCTAAATATTTAAGTAAATGGAAGATAGTTATGGAAGACGCTAACAAGGAGTTATTGCCTATATCTTCCATAGTAGAACAGATATCGTCTAATATGAATAAAATTCCAAGCGCTACGGAAAGAGCTTCTTTGGCGATTGAATTATTCGGTTTAAGAGGCGTTAAAGCATACAACGCTTTAAGAATAGCGGGGAAAGAGGCGACAGACGATTTAGAAGATAAATTAATAGCCGCTAGTTACGGAATTGGCGCGGCCGCTGAAATGGCAGAGAAAAGACTAGATAATTTCTTAGGTCGATTGAAATTATTTGGAGCTTCCGTAGAATCGCTAAGCATTGGTTTATTTGATCCGTTATTAAAGTCATTTACTCCGGTTGTTGAGGAAATGACTAAAGGATTAAATAACATATTATTTAGTTTAGACGCCCTTAGCGATATTCGCAAAGAAGAGGGGAGGCAAAACTCCGAAAGCGCGATTCTTTTATCAAAAGTAGTTAGCCAAAGACTTCAGGAGGCGGGAGCCACCCAAAATTACGCTAATGCTACGAAGAGCGCTATCCAAGTTCTAAGCCGCATGCAGATGTCCGAAGAGAATTTATCCCGGGCACAAGTAGAAGCACGTAAGAGAGGAATTCTAGCATCCGTAGAGGCTGAATCTCGACGTAGAGCGGATATAATAAAGACTGCTCACATCCACGCAGCAGGAGTTAAAAGCGAAAAAGATCTTGGCGAACTTCGTTACAAGATGATGTCAGACCAAATAAAGTCGATGTCAGAAGCTAGACGAAAAGAAGCTAATGATCAAATAGAACTAGCGTTTAGCGGAGCAAAGGGCGCAGCCGAGGCCCAAAGCAGATTAAGGCATCGAATATTAGCAGAGGCTATATCCAGCAATAAAGAACTTAGCGATTTAGAAAAAGCCGGTGTTGTATCGCAAATAGATACTTATATGATGCTGGAAGCAGAAAGATTAAAGCGTGGAGACGCTATTCGTTCGGAAATATTCAGCATAGAGAAATTACACGAAATAAACAAAAAGTACGGGTCCAACGCTGTACAAATAGCGTTAGGGATGCAAGACGCTATAGATGGTTTGAGAGACGCTTGGGATAGCTTAATAAAACGAGTAAAAGTATTCGGAAAGACTATAGAAGAAAGATTCGGCAAGGAAGGCTTACGAAATATTAGTAAATATGCTACGTATTTTGTAATAATAGCCGCTGCAATAGTTCCATTAGCATTATCTATAACCGCTCTAAGTTTTGTACTTGGCGGATTGGCTAAAGCATTCTTAGGACTTAAATTAATTGCTGTTGGCGTTATAACGGTAATAAAAGGCGCATTAATCGCTTTAGGAGCGGCATTCTGGCCTATAGTAGCCGTTGTAGGAGCATTAGCCATAGCATTTGCTTTTTATCGTAAAGAAGGCGAATCTTTCGGTCAAACTATGGTTAGACTATGGAATGATGTAAAACTTGCTGTTTTAAGATTTTACGAAATTTCCAAACAAATAATAGGCGGATTTATTGATAGATGGAATGAAGTTGTCGACGACATAAAGAATTCTTGGAAGAATCTTTGGGATAGCATAGTAGCAAGAATAGAAGACACCGTTGACAAAATTAAAAATAAATTTAATGATATCTTTGGACATTGGTTCCAAGGAATAGAAGAGATGAAAATAAATTGGAGATCTGTAGGAGCAGGAATAGTAAATGCTATTGTATGGGTCTCTGATGTTATAATAGGGGTAATAGATAATATAGTCGGCGTTATCACCACGCTAGCCGACATAATGATAACCGTAATGGATGGACCTTTACGATTTATCGCAGCAATGGTTGATACGATAAGAATTAATTCCGATTCTATTGTATCGATATTTTCTGAAGCTTGGGAATCAATCAGAGAAACTTTTGGTTCCGTATTTTCCGAAATTAGAAGTGCTATAAACGAAATCGTAGCAGAATTCTTTGGTTCCAGTAAACAATCTAGCGAGTCATGGGTAACAGCAGGTAGAACCATAGGGAGCGCAATATTAGCAGCGTTACATACGGTTGCTTGGGCTATTAAATGGATTGTAAAGGGAATTGGAGTAGCAATAAAATCTACTGTTTATATAATAAAGACCGTACTAATAAATCTAAAAAGAGTATTCGGAGACGCATTTACAGGAATCCAACAAATAATGGAAGGGAATTTCTTAAGCGGAATAAAAAGAATTGGGGCGGCAATCTTCAACGCTTTAACGCTTCCTATACGTACTGCTCTTGGTAGTTTGTTAAAATTAGTAAGAAGTATACCGCATGTTGAAGACGGGTTAAGTTATTTAGGGGTTGATATAAATAAAGTACAGAAATGGCTTGACGAAGGAATAACATTTAACGAAGCCGATAAGAAGAAAATAAGAACAGTTACGGCAGCCAAACAAGCATCCCAAAGCATGGAAGACGCTAACAAAGCG